GTATAATATAGTTCCCCATTTAATGAATTGTGGACTGGTTATTTTATATTTAAAAATAGAATAGACTAAAGTTAATGCTATAAAAAACACAATGGACGAAGTAGGACTTCCTATTCCCATATAGATTAGGCGGACATTAAAAAAATAGTCGTCCAACCTATTTTAGTATAGTTTCTCTTGAAATTATACCTGTATAATTTAATGGATACGCTTCAGAATATTCGTCCTCGTTTAATAGAACCCGGCGTCAAATATTTCTTAAGTTCTACATTAGAGCAATGTCATATCATAAAAACCAAATATTACAATTTTCTGTATAATTTAGGACTATTTTTCGCATTCATTTCTATTCTTGGTCTAACATTATATTTCAAATATAAACGAAAAAATGATTATAAAGCTCAAGCAGAAGAGAAAAGAATACAACAAGAATATATTTTAAGTAAACTTCGTTTCATGCAAGATTACAAAAAAAGCCAATTGAGTACTATGTTAACCGATTTACCTACATGGCAAAATAATCCCGAAGTTCAATTCTACAATAGAAAAATATACCACTAGAGTATAGAAGACTTGATGGATTTATTGGAAGCATTAAACGAATATTATAAACTAAAACACGAATATGATACAAAAACACAAGCCAAGGTAAATAAAATACTTAAAGATGATACCCTTAAGAACATGAAACAAAAACAGGAACGCTTTCAAAGAGGGAAGATACCATGTATTAGTTGTAAAAGAAATGTAGGAACCATTTTTTCCAATAAAAATGGTATATTAAGTGCAATATGTGGCGATGTTAACAAACCATGTAATCTAGATATTAAAATAAATCGTGGTAAATATGTCCCATTAGAACATTTGATAGATGTATTCGATCATGGTGTAATTGAAAACAAGTTGGAAATTATTAAGTTGAAATTAGATTTATTATTCAACTTTAAAAGCGAAAGTGTTGTAATTGATACATTTAAAAAATTGAAAGACGAAATTATGGCAGATTTAGAAACCTTAAGTACAACGAAAACCACGTACATTAATAACTTAACGAATTTAGAAAATAAACGCGAATTGTCCTCAAAGATGGCTGTGTTTTATAATAAATTAAATATTATTAAGTTATCATTTCGTGAGTATAATGATACAGGCAACTCTCAATTAATTAAAGATGTAGTATCTATATACCGAAACGAATTACAACCTGTATTACTAGATATCCGTAACCTTAAATACAAATACCAGGCGGTTGAGTTTGATAACCGAGATGGAACGTATCATTTAATACGAAAACCCTACCTTACAAACGATATGATGTCATCATTAGAGGACCCTAAGGTCATTTCATTTACTATTGGAACAAATCCATCCACCGACGCCTCTAACACTACACGACGAACTAAACCACCTAGCGCGAGTGATATCGAGGATGTAACATCGTATATTTTGTAATGATACTACATATTAGACATAGCATATTATGTTAGCTATATGACAACAATACATATAACACCTTACCATCAATAAGAAAAATGATATTTTTGTATCATTTTTATTTCCGGTTTATAATGTATAGACATGTCTTTTATAAATCTTCCTGTGTTTTTAGCAAGTATGATATTTGGCTTGTTATATATGTACATGTCGGATCCAGTACAAAAATCCGTTGTTGTATATCCAACACGAGACAACGAAAAATTATTTCAATTTAAAGATAAGACGAACAATTGCTTTCAGTTAAAGCAAAACATTGTCAAATGTTCAAACGACGTAGAAGTTATTCCAATTCAAATCTAATGTTATAGTATATGGAATTAAAACGGTTTTTCCATACCGAATCGGGAAAGGTAATCATATCTATATTATTAGGTTTAGGATTAGCAACATTGTTTAAAAGATCTTGCGAAGGAGGTAATTGTTTATCATTCACGGCTCCTACTATGGACGACATTAAGAAAAAAACGTACAAATACGGAGAGAATTGTTTTAAATATGAAGTAAGTTCTACTGTATGTGATAATAATAAAAAGGACGTTGATTTTGCGTAATTATGACTTTCTATCAATATTTGTAGTATATTAGATAATGTCTGATACTACGAATTTAGCTGACTTACCGACAAATCCGGTCATGGGAGATTCTCAGAATATTGTTTTACAAACGCGCGATTCTCAACCACAGTATTCACCCAATGTCGATACTGTTAGTTCTACTAAGCAATCCGCACAAACATCTCTTGAAATTAATGATCAAAAATTAATGAATGAATTTATTACTGGAATTCAACAAGCTAGTGCTAGTGGCGCAACTAGTTTACCATCACGCGATATACCAAACAATACTACAGTTCATTTTGCGGATGAACAAATACAACCTAATTTTGTACCTCGGCAAGAACAATCTGATTACATACATACAAACGACACTGAACAAGATATTCTCGCCAGACGTATGAACAATAAAAATTCCAGAGATTCTTTAGAAATACTATATGATGAATTTCAGATACCTATAATAATTGGTTTGCTATATTTCATTTTTCAATTGCCAGTTGTCAGAAGTAAGTTTTTGACAATTTTGCCATCGCTACATAATAACGACGGAAACCCTAATTTATCTGGTTATATATTAAATAGCGTGCTGTTCGGCGTATTATACTATGTGTTTTCTAAAGTGTTAGTTCATTTACATAGTATTTAGTGATACGAGATTATTTTTATGCTATATGGAAAATAGCATAAAAATAATTCTTAGTAACATATATCCAAATGAATCATGATAAAGAGAACAGTTACTTAGCAACTGGAGACAAATTAAATCAACTACATCAAATGAATTATCGGATTAATATTTTAGAATCTATTTTGTTTGGAGACATGTGTCTATTGAAACAACCTATTCTAAAACGCGACACGTGTATGGTGATAGACTACGAAAAACACGAAACGTTATTACGAGACATTAATACCAGACTCGATATGTTAGAAGATAGGTTACAACCTGAAGTAAAATTTACACAATGTGAAAGTAGATTGGATCGGTTAGAAGATATAGTACATAGTATTGTAACACACAAAATATTCGAAGAAAACTAATCTATGTAACCAACTTTACTGTGATACAGTTTTGTTCATTGGAATGTGTAATTTTATTAGAAAACTTTTATTTAGGAACCATAATAACATACACACATGAGTCTAGAAATATTTATTAGTAGTTTAATTGAAACTATACCATCTGATAATATACCATACGAAATAGATTTGGTGTTGGACGGTGGAGCATTTAATGGCTGTTATATGCTAGGATCTTTATTTTACCTGAAGCACTTAGAATCTCAAGGCAAATTATCTGTCAAGCGTATATCCGGGTGTAGTATCGGAGCAGCACTTGGTCTAGTGTATATGATAAATAAACTAGATATAGCAATAAATATTCTTAGACGTGGGTTTAAATATTTACGAAAATATCAGAATATAAAGCATTTAGTCGAGTTAATTAAACGTAACTTCTATGATATTGTGGATGAAGATGATCTATCAATTATAAATGGACGTTATTATCTAACATATTTTGATACGATTAAAGGTACGCAAGTTGTAAAGAGACATTATTCGTCGAGACAAGATTTGCTAGATTGTGTTCTAAAATCCGCGTATGTTCCATATATGATAGATAAAAACATGACGGACCACGATGGCTGTGTAGATGGCGCATTTCCATATATGTTTAAACGGAGGGAAGGTGATAGAAAAATATTGTTTATAAACTTACAAAGTATGGATAAAATAAAAAACATGTTTTATATCAAAAATGAGAAAAGTATATATCCTCGCATTTTTGAGGGGTTGATGGATACGCATAGTTTTATTTCCACAAAAAATCCAACTAGTATGTGTAGCTATGTAAATGATTGGAGTTTTATCGATATAGTGATGTTTCGTTTAAGAGAATATATATATACTGTACTGATATACATACTACGATTGGGTTTACAAGTCGATTATATACTACCTTCTGCGTGGAAACATGAGCCATTTGTAAAAAAAAATATGGCGGTTATTAAACACTTGTGGCGTGATGTAATACTATATATTAGCATATAATTGTTAGATAATAGTTGGTTACATGATATCAATGTTATATGACATTGAATATATCTAAAAGTCTATTGCGTTTTGTTGGTTTGCTTGTTCGACTCGAGTTTTGCTTGGGTTTGCGCCTAACTGTTTTGGTTTTCATATTGCGTGGTTTGTGTGTGTGTTCTGTGACATGATTAGTTTTATCTTTTTTGTCCATACTAATTTCAAATGGAACATAACGCAAAAACCAGGAATCGTATTCCCGAGTACCTTTTTTATTCTTCAACTCTTTAAACTTCTCAGCCTTCATATTTCGCATATCTTCCAGCGTTTCTTGAGTACCATAACAATTTATACTAAACCTCTTTAGTAATCCCTTTTGTTGTAATCGATTGCGTTGTTGGACATCAAACAAATATTGAGCCATACATAATATACGGTTTTCATCATAATATTCACGTCCGCTATAGTAAAACGCAAAATAAAAACTTAATATAGTATCAATTGTAGCTACTCGGATTGTTTTACCTCCTTTCTTTACAATATTATAGCTATGACATGCCAATGGTTTGTATATAAACGCAATCGTTTCGTCAATATTATTAAATTTAACGCGTACTTCATAATGAGGAGCAATAAGTTCTCCGATTCCAGTATGTTTTACAATTTTAATACCAGTGTAATTTAAATCAGATAACCTTTGTTTTAGCATATTAGCAGCTTGTTCTGGATCTTCTGCTAACACATCAAAGTCAGGGGTTTTATGAAAAATCTTTTGTATTTTCATTGGCATATAACTTGAATATAAAAAACTAGCGTAGCCGCCAAAAAAAATCAGTCCCTGATCGATAAATGAATCACGAACTACATAGTATAATTTCTCTTCTTCTTTACTATCTACACGTTCAAATTGGCGTTGAAATTCTTTCGGATCGCATTGTTTACCTAACAACGGATAGTTTTTATTTAAAAGAATGAGCCGTTTAAGCACCTTTTCCCAACGACTGATGTCGCCATATGGTCTGGATAGTTCTAAATACATGTTCATTCTTAAAAAATTTGGAGGACAATATAAAATACCATCTATTCGGATAGAATCGGTTTGAACACGTTTAAACAACGACTTTTCTAGGAATGTGATATCTGCCACCGGCAGAAAATTCACAAATACTTTATACGTACCGTGATGTACACCTGATTTTGCTTCTACCTCTTGAAATCCGGCTTGGTAATATATATCAGCCAATTCTTTGGCATCCTCTAAAGCATTGGGCGAGAAAAAATCATAGTCAGGTATTTCGATACTTTTATCATAGAATTGATCCTCTACTGGAAGAATGTTATTGATAGCGGTGCCACCATAACAAACTAAACGTTTATTCTTGAGAAAATCTTCTAGGATAGAAATTATTTTTTTTACATCCGGATCGTTGACTGTCTGTCTACCCTTGCGTTTTTCGGCAGTGTCGACCGCATTCCTCAATATAGAAACTTCTGTTTCTTCTAAGGACATTTTTTTGGTACAAACGCTCATATATATAATGGTTATAGAAAATATTATGCCCAATATAGGAGATAATATTTTGTCGTCATCGATAACAACTGTTACTATACTGGTAGATGTCTACTCTATTATATGCTCATCGAATAATAGTCAGTCGCGATGGTTCTAGTAGTATATGAATTTTCGGGTGATTGTGGTTTTGGCTTGGATATAGTGGTTGGTACAAACCGCAAAGATTCGGGTTTTAATACAAATGCGTGTCCGGCTTTATCAAAAAATAAGTCATAATACTCCATGTTAGAATCGAAATTCTGAAAACACATACCCACACACTGAACACCATATTTCATATGTAGTGACGCATCCACATTTGTATTATAGGCACTTATATCTGGCATACTGATAGTCATATTCTTTTTATTGTATTCTATGATTTCATTGGAATCTGGCGCAAATTTAACATCATACGTTCTAGATGCTCTGAAAAACATGGAATTCGACGCTATATTTACATATTCATTTAATGGCGTATTTTCAAATAGCGGGTTTGATCTGTCCACTGAAATAATAATCTTACCAAGGAATTCTTTAATCGGGACCGCACCTAAATTGTAACCAGAATACTGATAACTATACACCTTATCTAATATTCGTGAGCCAATTGTAGTATAAATATTATCGGCCATTTCTTTGTATATTTTTTCGTTATTACTTTGAATTCTAAAATGTAAGATAAGCGGATCGTTCGGATTTGGACATGAACCATTGCTAAAAGCATAATTGTTAATAATATCCAACACCTCGTGAAAGTTAATTTGGTTATATATGCCTTTCGTATGATAATTATTTTTTACGCTAGAAGTGGCAATCACCGGTTTATCGTTTAAAGAATAAATCTCAAAGTCTAATACTCGTGCTCCTTGTGCGATACATGTTTTAAGAGCACATATGTTTACGAAGTCGTTTTTAAATTGTCCGCCACAACAACAATTATATGCGGTTTTAATATAATAATCCCGGAGTAAATATTGGTATGCCGCGTCATTCGGGTTAAATGATGATAACTTGGGGAAGCTTTTGTATATACTAGATAGTGCGTCGCAGTTTGCCTTGTCTAATCTAATTTTATTATTGATGTAAGCAAATAAACCGAATGTTAATGTGATGATAATTGCGTAGATTAGATATTTAACGGTCTCTCCTTTATTTAAATTTATATTGTTATTTGAAAATGCTCCAACAATATTCTTAAACATCGTTTATATTAGGTTATGAAAAAAAATAGTTGGAAACAATTATCACGAATAACAAAAAATATATATATACGATTATAAAAAGTTAAATAATATTGTAGAATAAATATATATGCCGGGCGGACTATTAAATATTGTAGCCTATGGAAATCAAAATGTATATTTAAATGGAAATCCTTCAAAGACATTTTTTAAAACTACATACAAGAAATATACGAACTTTGGATTACAGAAATTTAGAATTGACTTCAATGGTCTTCGTAATTTACGAATGACAGAATCGTCTAAATTTACATTTAGAATGAAGCGTTATGCGGAATTATTAATGGATACATATTTAGTAATACAACTACCGACTATTTGGAGCCCCATTTACCCCCCTCAAGATATTTTATCAAACTGGGCGCCATATGAATTTAAATGGATAGATAATCTTGGAACACAAATGATTGAAGAAGTAGAGATCGCAGTAGGCGGCCAAGTTTTAAATCGATATTCTGGATCTTATTTGTTGGCCATGGTTCAACGTGATTTTAACAATGTTAAAAAGGATTTATATGATAATATGACGGGTAATATTCCCGAATTAAATGATCCGGCAAATGTGCGTCCACGCGTAAACGCTTATCCAAATGCGTATTATACATCTAGCACGCAAGGACCTGAGCCGTCTATTCGAGGCAGAAAATTATACATACCAATCAATTTTTGGTTTACTTTAGCTGCTAAAATGGCATTTCCACTTGTCGCATTACAATATAATGAGTTGGAGATAAATATAACGATTCGACCCGTTCAAGAATTGATTATTATTAGAGATGTAGAAGATCAGGTAAACGAGTTTCCATATGTTCAGCCTAATTTTAACAATTCGTTACAGCAATTTTACCGTTTCCTACAACCCCCACCAGACATTTCATTAAATAATACTTCATATATCGATAAAAGAACGGATTGGAATGCGGATATTCATTTAATAGCTACCTACTGCTTTTTGACAGAAGAAGAATCAAAAGTATTTGCCTCGAATGAACAAAAATATCTGTTCAAATCGATATACGATTGGAAGTATTTTAACGTTACAGGTAGTCAACGTGTTAAATTAGATAGCACGTTGGGAATGGTATCTTCGTGGATGTGGTACTTCCAACGTAGTGATATTAATTTGCGAAATGAATGGAGTAATTATAGCAATTGGCCTTATAAATATCTACCGAATAACGTTGAATTATCCGATATATCCGGTAGTTTGGTATTATCCGGCATGGGTGGTATGGGGATTGGCCCTGGTTTTAATCCATCAAATAGTCATCATACTGGATATTTCATTACTGGAGATTATTCTGTTGAAAACGAGAAGGATATTTTACTATCTCTCGGGATATTGTTAGACGGTAAATATCGGGAAAATGTATTGGATGCAGGAGTGTATAATTATGCTGAAAAATATGTCCGAACATCTGGGAATGCGCCTGACGGATTGTATAGTTATAATTTTGGAATTCATACAGATCCATATGACTTTCAACCATCTGGAGCGATGAACTTAAGCAAATTTCGAGACATTCAGTTGGAGTTTACAACGTACAGCCCACCATTAGATCCCAGCGCACAATTTTATACCATATGTGACCCATCGTCGGGTCTGATTATAGGAGTAAATAAACCTAATTGGCGAATATATGACTATAATTATAATTTAACCATTCATGAAGAACGATATAATGTGATAACTTTTATTGGTGGAAATTGTGGACTCATGTATGCACGATAAATACCCAAGAAGTTCAAATGTGTAGTTACATAAATATGTATACTTTTAGTCAATACATATTTATTATGAAACCATGTTTGCTCTAAATACCGCATTCGGTGTACAGTCCAGTGGTTGTGTTTTGACAATGTGATTTTATGGTAAACGTGTAATTATTTGGATATTCAGATACATTTGTAATGGGGGCATATTGTTCAATTTCAGCCTCTGGAAAATTTCCTAGATTATCTGATACTTGACGATTAAAGGGATGCGGGTTACTTGGTTTTAACGATTCGATGATCTGATTCGTATATCCAGTACTAACTTCTTGAACATTAGCCAGGGCGGTGGAAGGCGTTATAGTATCAACCGGTTTCAATGGTTGTTGGGTTGGTGTGGCAAAGAATATATTCTTTTGAAATGTATATTGCTTATATAGTAAATAGAAAAATAAGGATGCGAATATTATAATAATGATGGTTTCACTCATATAAAGTATAATCAGATTAAATTTTGTCAATGTACACCTGTGTATATTG